CAATACACTTTAAGTGTATGGAATGTAAGAGAGAAGTTTTTGAAGATCACAAAGCTGACATCGTCCGCGCGGGTAAGTGGGCGCCCACGGCCCAGCCGGTAGATGACCTCAAAAAGTCTTATCAAATTGGGCGCTTGTATTCGTTGATGGATGATTGGGAACGCATTATCAAGTCAGAAATTAAAGGAACAACAGACCCCTCGGCGTTGCAGGTGCATCACAATCATGTTTGTGGGATACCTTTTAGGGAGACTACAATCAAGATGGACAAAGCAAAGGTTTATGAGCTAAGAGGCACGTATAAGGCAGGAACTATACCAAGTGATGATGTACTATTTTTGACCGCAGCAGTCGACGTACAAAGGGGCAGTGAGACAGACTTGGACAAGCCTGCCAGGTTGGAGCTGGAGATTTGTGGGCACGGCAACGGGTATAAGACTTGGTCCATTTTATACAAAGTGTTTCCAGGGGCCATAAGTGACCCCTACGACGGGGCATGGGAAGACTTATATCAGTTCGTAGCAAGCGGAAACTGGATCTTTTTGAGGTCGGATGGGTTTAAATTTACACCGAATACCGTTTTTGTAGACTCCGGTGATGGAGAGAATGAAACTACAGTTTTTGACTTTTGCAGCCGTTTAAAGAGGTTTTATCCGATCAAGGGCTCAAAAGAGCTTATAGAGACTAAGCAAGGGCGCAAAACGGCTCAAATGCTGGACATAGCCACCCCCAGAGACCGGGATAAATGGCGCTTATCCACTAAAAATGGTTCTCAATACGTACTAATTTACACAAATTGGTACAAAAGGCGCTTATATCGGGCTATTGCCGTTAGCATAAAACAGAGGCATTTGGAGGAGAAAAAAGCGCTTTATTGTGATTTTCCCACGGACTACCCAGACAAGTATTTTGATATGTTGGTGGCGGAGGAGGAAAGGTCGGATCAAACTTTTTGGCTAGCTTCCGGCAGGGCTAATGAGGCTTTAGACTTGCGGGTATACAACCTTTGCGCCGGAGAATTTTATCTCTTTCTTGCTACGCAGGCTCTACAGCGCCGGAAATTAAGGGAGGGGCATTCTAAAGAGCATTGTGCTAACATATTTGCCAAGCATGCCATTGCCGAGTTCGTGCAGGCATTAGCGCGCAAAGACGTGACGCCGCCCAAAGCTTCCGTGTCAAAAATAGTCCCCGCCTAGCCCATTTGACAAAACAGATTTTTTGTGATACTCTCTGAAAATGACTGTTTTGTCTTCTGCTAGGCGTACAGCGATAACGGCCAAAATAATATTACTCGAGGCTCGCCTTGACGATGCCTATGACGTATTAGAGGCGGCTTTATCAAGCGCTGACAAGAGTTACAAATTTGACTCAACCGAGGGTATGCAAGCTGCGGTAAAACGAGATTACAAAGAGATTTGGGACATCATAGGAACACTAGAAGCACAAATAGATCATCTTGACCGGAGGCTTAACGGTAAGCTGAATTGGAGCGCAAATGTGCGGCGCAAGAGGGGCCGATAAGGGGATAATATTGGTAGACTGGCACGAGCTTAAAAGCATCAATCCGGCTTATAATCACATTCCCAAGGGTAAGGAATTCGTGGGCGAACGGGCTATTGTGCCTTCCACACCTAGAGATCTTGGTCCGGGTATCGCAGGCTCTTCCGGCATGTACTATAGCCGGTATCAAAGTGGGCCCGGCGGGGATGGCTCGGGGTGGAAATATGGCTTGTCCGCTTCCGGCTCCGCGCCCCTATTGGATCATACGTTACTTAGAAATAACGCTCGGTCTGCGTACCACGATAGTATGCAGGGGCGGGCGATTATCGAGCGCTTTGCGGACTTGGTTCCCGGTGTCGGCCTCAAACTCGAGGCGTCACCCGATGCAAACACGCTGGGCATGACTCCGGAGGCTGCGGAAAAGTGGGCGCAGGATACCGAAGCGGCTTTTGACACGTATATGCGGTCAAAAAAGTTTTCTCTTCCCGAGGATATGACCGGCTATCAATCACAACGTTTTGTGACTATACAACAGCAAAGGGATGGCGAGTATTTTGCCCTTTTAGATTATTCTAAACGCGATGGGCTAAACCCATTGCAAGTGTCATTTTTGGATCCATCGCAGATACAGGGCTACCCCCAGACAGACACCACCGGTTATCCTTTGACAGATTGTGGAATCAATAGGGACAATCGAGGGCGAGAGATCTCTTACAATGTCGTTATGTACAACCCGAAAGATGGCACTTGCGAACAAAAAGTGATACAAAGGGTAGGCCAAAAATCCAAGCTCGCACTAGTGCTGCATGGGTACCAAAAAGAGTACGCAGGTCAAGTTCGGGGGTATTCCCGGATTGGGCACATGCTACAACATCTTGAGAATCTTACGGATTTCGAGTCTTCGCACATTAAAAAAGCTATTAACGAATCTATTGTTGCTATGTGGGTTAAGCCCCACAAAGACAGACCGGCGTCAGATGCGGGTATGACGGATGGTATGAGTGGCCCAGCCGGGGTTGAGAGCCCTTTTGTAGTCCCACGGTCTTCCGAGGATTACGTTGCTCCCGGAATGGATTTTAGCGAACTCAACGAAGTCAACGCGAGGCCGGGCAGCTGGTTTAATGCAGGATTGCAGGGCGGGGAAGAACTCCGAACTTTAGATAGTAACACCCCTTCGGACAACTACCACGTTTTTGTTGACGCATTTGTGAAGTCACTTTCGGCTTCTGTGTCGATGCCCTCCGAGGTCGTATGGATGCAGTTTGGCAAGAGCTATTCTGCGGCAAGGGCAGCTCTGGTTTTGGCCTGGCAGGTTATAGAAATTTGGCGCTCTGAAATAGCCGCCGACTATCTTAATCCGATTTATGAGGCTTGGCTTCACGGGGAGATAGCGGCTGGGCGTATCAAAGCTCCTGGGTGGACAGATCTGAGATTGCGTGAGGCATGGTTGAAGAACAATTGGATCGGTTTTCCGATGCCGAATATTGATCCTTCAAAAACCGCTGACGCACACGAGAAGTATGCTGGCATGGGGGCTACCACGCTGGACAGAATTTCCAGGGAACTTAATGGTACATCCGGAAAAGCAAACCGTGCTAAGTTAAAACGAGAGTATAAAGAATTAGAGCCCGCACCATTCGGCAAGAACGCCGCCAAAGCAGAGACGGCAGGCAATGACGAAGGTGACGAGGAAAGCGGTGGGGCGGGCAGGCCCGGCCGACCTGTAGGGAGTTAAATATGACTAATCCGGTAGTAACTGCCGTAGCAAAAGGCGGGTGGGTAAAAGTGGCAACAAATGTCACTTGTGTTAGTATTTGGGTACTGAAACCCGGCGTATACGGCTGGACCTATCGCGATACAGCTGGGGCCGCGCCGACTTTGATGGCGGAAAGCTCGGCGTTAAACGGCTCTGGGCGGACGTTTGCTTCGGGCACGGCTTTTGACCTGTATCTTTGGAAGTCGGGATCAGAAGATGGCTCGGTGAGAGTTGACGAGGACTTTCAAGCGGAGTATTTGATTGATGCATAACTATCCAAGAATTATAGCAGAGATGTCACGCTTGTATTGGGCTATTACCCCCGAGGCAATGGACGGGCTTAGAGCTGCGGTCACAAAAGGCCTCGAGTCCGGAGACAGGGGAAAGTTCCATCAGTGCTCTGAAGATGAGTATAAAATTGTTGCTTCAGAGCTGGGTGCTAGTATAGAGGGCACAAAATTAGCCCGCATCAAAGGTGACGTAGGGAGTCTGTTAATTGCAGGACCGATTGTGCCTAGGGCGGATGCGTTCACTGAGGCCTCGGGAATGGTATCAATCGAGCGCTTGACTTCTGAGTTCAGGGCGTTAGAAGACAGCCCGGCAGTCAGTCGGATTGTCTTAGTCTTTGACTGCCCGGGCGGAGCAGTGACGGGCGTATCAGAGTTTGCCACGCTGGTGGCGGGGTGTGAAAAACACGTTACATCGTTTGTGCAAGGCATGGCGGCTTCGGCGGCTTACTGGATTGCTTCGGCGGCGGACACAATTGTGTCATCACCTACGGGGCTTTCGGGGTCGATAGGCGTGGTCCAAACAGTAGATACCAGCAAAACCGAAGGCGAAAAAGTGCTTACAAGCACACAGTCTCCTAATAAGCGGGTAGATGCGAACACAGATGCAGGAGCTGCGGAGATAATAAAAGTACTTGATGATCTAGCGGCGGTTTTTATCGAGACAGTTGCTGAAAACAGGGGAGTCCCTGTGAGCAAAGTTTTATCTGATTTTGGAAAAGGGTCTGTGATGGTGGCGTCCAGGGCGCGCACTGTTAAAATGATTGATAGAGTAGACACATTAGTGAATACTATAAAAGTTGCCGGGGAAGGCAACACAAACGTAAACATTCTGGCAAGAGCCGGAATAGAGGAGAAACGAACTATGCCGACTTTGCAAGAAATGCTTGCCGAGGACCCCACACTAAGAGGGGAAATCGAGGCGATTAAAGCGGCCGCGCGCAGGGACGGCGCTGCCAAGGAACAATCAAAAGTGGAAGCGCGTGTCAAAGGGGCAACCCCTTATCTACAAGCAACCTATCCGGAAGCAATCCGCAAAATGGCAATGGAAGTCATTAGCGGGGACCAAGAGCTGGGCATCTTGGTCGGGACCGTAGCGGTATTTGATGCGCTAAAAGCAGAGGGTGTTATAACTGCGGCCGTAGCAGACAGTGACGAGCAACCTGATGTTGTAGCCCAAGATCTAAAGCCCAGATCAGACGACGGTATTTTGCGGACGACTGCAGATATTGACGCCGAGATCAAAGCGCTGACTGGAAGGGATGAATAATGGCCCATCAAAGCTCACAAAATAATTTTAATGTCCCCTTCGAGCGAGGCGGTGAGGGGCGCATTTATGACAACGAAACCTTTGAACAAGATGCGGGAAGGGCAGCTGCGCTGGCCCCTTATACCGTGGTCGCGCAGAAGGCTGCAAGCAGGAAGTGGGTCCCTCTTACGAGCGTAGATCCTACTCTGACTAAGGGCAAGATGGTTGCCGGTGCCGCAGGTACTGCCGAGGCAGGATTTCAAGCTATTTCTGATGGCAAGTTCGCGGTATCTGTTGACGGCGTTGCTATGGACATTACAAGCCTGGATTTCACCGGCATCGAAGCGCCAACGGCCACTAATGCCAAACTAGTTTGTGGCGCGATCGGTACTAATATTGCTGGGTTTCAAGCGGTAACTGATGGGTCCTTTACGGTAGTAGTAGACGGTGTATCAATTGTTATTACGACCTTGGATTGGTCAGAGATCACCGCGCTAGACGAGATCGTAGACCCCATCAACGCTTTGGCGGCTGGTAGGTTTTTGGCCGTTTATGATGCGGACGTGGATGTAGTCACTATATTTTCCCTCCGCAAAGGTGATGTCTCAACCATGGGCTATTTGACAGCCGGTGGCGGCGGGACCGATGTTTCCGGCGCGGGCTTTCTGAATGGCCTTACCGGTACCGGCACCTTGACACAAGGCACCGGCGACGACGGAACCGACCGCAACGTAGCGGATGTCATTAATGATG